TCTTCGAAAAGTTCTCATGCTCAAGAAGGTAGTCGAGGTCGTCAATCACATTAAAAGGAAGTTCGTTATGCATCGCCATATATACCCCATAGCAGTCCAGCGCATTCGGTACCATGTGCTCGTGTAATAAAAGACCGCTCAGATGGTTGAAAAATGCGTCAATATATGCCGTGTTATTCACGTCATGCGCCGGTTGTTTTGACGACTTCTCAAAGTCCACATATTGAGGCAAAAATAATTCGGTAGTCTTCTCGTTCGAATTCAATGATGCTCTCTCCTTCTCAGTCGAACAAAGATACTTGAGCGGGTCGAAAAGAGGCGTGCATTTAATAAATGTGTTCATAGTGGTTGTGTTCGTTGTGTTTGATGTCTTTACTGAAACAGCATCGTTGACTACGTCTACTGAGTATACAGATGTGCTCTTTCTCTCTATGAAACGAGTTGCACGTAGAGCATGCTTGAGTGTGATTCGATTAGCATTCTTCTCAGTCATCTGGAAAAACTTGTTGTAGATGGGTATATAGAACTGAATGTCCGAGAGCTGCATAGTTTCGTGCATTTCTGCAGGAATATCATTCTCGGTTCGTACTTTTCGATAGCCAAATTCAATGTTGAATTTCTCTTCAGAAGAATCGCTGTTTTTCGTCTCTAGGTGTGTTTGGTCCATCTTATCTTAAATAATCAGACAAGTGTGAATAAAAGATGGGCAAGAGAAAGGGCAAGAGAAAACAGAATGGGTATGCGATATGCGTGATGCACAAAGAGCAGAACTGATTTTCATCCTACTTAACGAAAAAAGAATATAAAGACAACTCGATAGTTATATAAACCATCCAACCACCTTCATTTTTCATCATATCATAGAATAAATGCCGAGAACCACACAGTTGCCTCAAGAATTCCAACAGTGGGAGCCTATAATACTACGTACAGCCGCCACTTCTCTTGCTCAAACCGCCAAAGCCAATAATAAAAAGAAAACTGGACCCCTATCGGCCTCTGGAAACACCGGCATAGAAAGCGTCCATCGAAATAAAAATGCAGACGTCTCAGCCAAAAATCGTAAGTTGGATAATGACCACGAAACCCTCGCACATGAAACCGTCACGCACAACTTTCGCGTATCCCTTCAGAAAGCAAGATTGGCAAAGAAAATGTCGCAAAAAGAACTCGCTATGGCGTTGAATGAGCGCGCCGCATTAATCAACGATTATGAATCTGGAAAAGCAATCCCAAATGGAGCATTCATTGCGCGACTTGAACGTGTCTTGGGCTCAAAACTTCCACGAAAGTAGTACTCTTTTCTCTCTTTCTTGCATTACACATATAAGGTACATATAAGGTAACATTGTTCAAATTTACTGTTGTTCTATTGTATTCAATTAGATAAATCGAAGATGACGCTAGAATTGAAGAAATTTGATATGCGTCGCATTAGTTTTCGTGCAGACGAAAGTAAGGGTCCAGTGGTCGTATTAATTGGACGAAGAGATACAGGAAAGAGTTTCTTAGTGCGTGACTTGCTATATTATCACCAAGACATTCCCATTGGAACAGTAATATCAGGAACTGAGGCAGGCAACTCATTCTACAGTAAGCATGTACCAAAGCTGTTTATTCATGAGGAGTACAACATGACAATAATCGATAATATACTGAAGAGACAGAAGACGGTTCTGAAGCAGATTTCAAAAGATGTGACAACCTATAAGAAGAGCAGCATCGATGGAAGGACATTTGTGATACTAGACGACTGCTTGTACGACTCGTCTTGGACAAGAGATAAATTGATGAGGATGCTATTTATGAATGGTCGTCATTGGAAAATTATGCTTGTGATTACGATGCAGTATCCCTTAGGCATACCACCTAATCTTCGAACCAATATCGACTATGTGTTCATTTTGAGGGAGCCGTATATATCCAATAGAAAGAAGATATACGACAACTATGCTGGTATGTTTCCTACCTTCGAGTCATTTTGCCAGATAATGGACCAATGTACGGAGAATTACGAGTGTTTGGTGATAAACAACAACGCGAACTCGAACAAGTTGCAGGACCAAATATTTTGGTACAAGGCGGAGTCACATGCGGATTTTCGGCTGGGTTCACGTGAGTTTTGGGAGATTTCGAAGGATATTCAGTCTGACGATGAAGAGGAGGTGTATGACCCGAATGCGGCAAAGAAGAAGGGGAGTGGCCCGAAGATTAACGTTCGCAAGTCATCGCGTTGGTAAAGGTAAAGAGACTATACTTGCTTATCATGAATGTCACATAACATAAAAAAGGTCGTGATGTCTTTAAGTTCTTTTCACAAACATTCATAAACAAACAAATACATATTGGATATGGTTCGATGAATGTCGCATAACATAAAAAAGGTCGTGATGTCTTTAAGTTCTTTTCACAAACATTCATAAACAATCATAAACAAACACTTATATACCTCATATCCTCATACATCATATCCTCATACATCATATCTCATATCCTCATACCTTCTCCATCTTGGAAGCGACACATCGCAACTGGTCGGCAGTCGCCTTCCCAACCTCACCCCTACAATTCTTCTTAAAGTCGTAGGTGCACTCGTGGGTTTCTGGATATCGATGCTCGTTGCAAAAACGCATCCCGCATCGACATGGCATGTTCGAAACCGGCACTCTCTTCTTGCACTCCGTATGTGCACACTTGGTCGGCATCAGCAATATCACTTCCTATCCTCTCAATATGATTCGTCCCTAAAAAGGATATAAATACTAAACTTACTATTTATATCTTTTTTATAAACATTTGAACGCAAAAAAAGAACACGTTCGATTACAAATCCCTCTAAACTTGAATATATCTAATTACTCTTTATATTCTTTTCGCAAAGAACCATATATCACCTCATCATATATTCTCTTGCCCCCAATCTACGCAGAAATCCAAAAGTATGTCCGTTCACTTTCATAATACATTCGATAATAAACAATTCGACCTCTTCGAATATATTCATATTCGTAATCCAAATAGAAATCCCATTCACGAAATCACCGTCTACGATGGAATGCCCTTCGATGAATACAAAAATGAAGTATACGAAAAACTTATACATCACCACCTCCTACCTAAAAATGGACATACCCAAATGAATAATATAAATGATTCAAATAATATCAGTCAAAGACAGCCCCCGGCAAGTCAAAGACAGCCCCCGGCAAATGATATCCCATCCTACTTTCAAGATATACAACCTCACCTTCAAAATCAAACTCGTTATACTGAAGAAAAATATAATGATAGTCATAGTGATAGTTATAGTGATAGTCATAGTCATAATGATGCCCACAATGATAACTCGACAAAAACTATCATCATATGGAACCTCCTTGGTGTCTCTAGACCGCCCATCGAACACTTCGTAAACCAAATTAAACTCATGTACCAATTGCGAAATGTTATATGGAACAAACTCGAACGGTCGTTCATCCTCGTTCGCGAAAACTCAGGTCTGGTCACATTCCTTCGTGTTCTCTTCTCCGCTTACCAGCCCAAGAGAAATGTCGATGTCATCTCCCTCTCCGAAATCGCCATAGTCGTCTAAAATCCTCAATACTCAACACTCTTCAACTTCTAACACTCTTGCTCTCTTATTCGTATGTCCCATCATAGAAGGGCAAGAGAAAAGGACTCATCGCGTCGCTCTGCCTCTTGAACACTCTGAACTTCGAACAGTTACGTGACCTGTTGTTGTTCTCCACCATCCCACTCTCAAATATCACCCAACCGCGGCGAATGCCACGCATCACCTCCTCGTAGCCAAATGGACGACCAAAGCTCACATGCGAATATGTACCATCAGACCCTCGGTGCACCTGAAAGTAACCCCGCTGATTCCACTTCATGTCCACGTTTTCTCTTAGCCTGTCCCCATACCAAACCACTAACACAATGTACCCGCTCTTGAACGCATCCGGCACCGCTATCGACGTGACTCGCTTATCCCTCTGATGCGAATACACCACGTAGATGTTCCCACTCATCGGACACACCGTCAACGTCTGACCACAATCATTCCACTTGTTGTATCTAGGAGTTGCCCGACCCGACCAAGAGAAACGCCCGTCCTTCGAGTCGTTCGGATACCCAAAAGTGCGAATAAATTCGTTCTTCTCCATGTATAGATGCTTCTCACCATTCACTCTCTGTAATATTGGCGCCACTTTGCTGTAAATGTACTCGCTCGCAGTCCAGTCGCCCAATGTCATCTTCTGCACCTCCTTCTTCAACTCGAAACCCTTGTAATCCGCATTTCGACTCGAGTTGGCGCGAATCCCAAACGCACGCTCCAATTCGTGCCCCTCCGAACCCATGTGTACCGTCCTACTCGTACTACGATTAGACCCTTC